CCTGTAGTACCAGCACCTAAGTGACTGTCTACAATGTTTTTAAGTTGTGCTTGGTTTATATCCATAGTAACCAATATACGCTAATCTCTTACAAATCCAACCACTCTCGTGGAATAGTTTTGTCAGCGTATATGAATCCATGCTTAACACACCAATCAGCGTATGTTGTTGGTGATCCTTTTCTAATTTTGTTCTTGGAGTTCTGAAATACAAATCGAATGTCTAGTTCGGGATGCTGCTTTCTTATGAGAACATGCTTCTTTCTATCCTCTGTAACAAACCTTCCTTTAGTCTCTACAAAGATTCCATTTGGAAGTCGGAAATCGGGTGTATATGTATGGTCAGTTGCTGGTACTACGTACTTGATTTTGTGCTTCTCGTACTCACCATCTATATTGCGTTGCTTAAGAGCATTATCAACAACCTCTTCGAGACCACTTCTATAACCATTCTTAACTGCTGCTTGTCTTTTCGTAACCTTTCTTGCCATTACATGTCGTATCTTATGATAAATGTTGTATCCACGTTTTGTGGAGGTTGGATTGGATGGCTTAATGTTCCAATCACCAGTAGGTCATTACTGTCATTGTATAGTCCTACCCTTGATACATATGGTCTAAAATCCGAACCAGTTGCAAAGTCTTGTAGTTCGAATCGATTTCTCACCGAGTTATAGTAGTGTAGTGTAGGATTGTTGCTAAATCCAAACTCGCCTGGTGAGATTGTGCAGCTGGCCTCGTTCTCGTATATTGTAGTCGTACCACGGTACTCTACATTAGTAACCGTAGTAGATCCACCATTCAACTCGGTTGCTGTAGTTGGGTCATCAATTATAATCAAGCCTTGCTTTCTTGCCACCACTCCATATGTGTTGTTAAGATTTGCACTAAGTGTGCTTAGGTTTAAAGACTCGCTAACGTTAAATGCTGTGTTGAAGAATGCGACGTTGTTTACAGTATTGACCGATCCACTACCTCCAAATTCATCAGATCCTATATATATGTTGCTTTTGTTAGTACAATAACGCTCGTTCGAGTAAAGTGTGTCGCTAAAGCTGCTTGTTTGAACGGTTATTCCGTTTGCTTGAGCTAATATATAAGTCGATCCAGTACGCATTAACGTTAGCGCAAATTGATTATCGTATGCAAATGATGATGTCACGCTCAAGGTTGTATAGCCATCGCTTTTTTCAAACAATATCTTGCTGCTACCGCTAAGATGCTTTAAGCTATAAGGATATCTAAATATAAGTTGGCTGTATGTGTTTCCATTTTCGTCAATCTTTATAATCTCTTCTGTTGACTTTTTTTGCAAAAGTATACTTGATGTTAAGTCGTAGTTATCGTCTGGTGTACTAAAGGCTAGTATGATAGCGAAATCTCTGTTTTGAAAATTAAACAAGTCATTTATGTCATCGCCATTTGGTTGTATTACAATAGAACTTGTATTATACACGCTGTTGTTTAACCTCAAGCTTGTATGTTGGCCAGAGTATGGTGAGCTAATTTCTACATTGTTTAGTTGTACGGTTGATTGATACTTATCGTAGTTGTATGAATAAGTTCCATTTAGCACTTCTCCAAACTGTCTTGTATAGTTTGTTGGCTTTAAGCAGAAAACTAAGTTTTGTGCTGGAAGGCCTTGTGTGCCTATAACATAACGACTTCCACTAACAAGGTTTCCATATATATCGTCCTCCAACAATAATCCATTGCTAAGATTAACTTGCAAGGTTTGTGGTTCTATGCCTTCTCCAAAATTACTTTGAGGAATGCTTACCACATGCGCTTGTCTGTGTAGTAAGCGTAGGTGTTGCGTGTGATTGAGCTGGCCAAAGGACGCTTTTGCGTCTGAGTAGTAATGTCGATAGAATTGACTATCGATGCTATGCCATACCGAGTTCTTTAGCTTACTGTTTGTTGTAAAGTCGGATCCTGATGGTGGGACTAATGGATTGTTTCCTAAATCCTCTGCATTGACATCGAGTACAGCCGAGTAGGTTGTAAACGCATCAGTGCCACTAAAACGCTTATATGCTCTAAATGGAGTGAGTCTTACGTCCGACTGATCTAGATTTTTGAATATTCCTGCCATTGTGTATAAATATGCTTGTAAAAAGAAACCCTCCATATTTGGAGGGTCTGTCCTTGAATGCTATTCAAAGGAGTGGTTAATAGTCTAGTTTTACCTTTACTAAAACTTCACGATTGAATGTCTTTAATAAAGGTTGGCTCAACTTAGCAACTGCTAATAGACGATTTTGATCATCGTACATTCCTATTGAAGTTACGTACACACTTGGATTACGTAGCATTGAAGAGTATACAAAGGATCCATTAGACCCAGTTACAAATGTTGGGTTATTTGAGAAGTTAAACTGCTTGTTTGTAATTCTAACAAAATAATGTGTAGAGTTTACTTTTTCTTCGCTTCTTGCAGCAAAGTAGCTTGATGCGCTTATACGAGAGAACAGCGATACTGCGTTTTTAACTGTATTTGATGTGGCTGTTCTGTTGAACTCTGTTACTGGTACCATTCCTAATGATGAGGATAGTAGTGTTGCGTTAAACACCAATACACCAGCATCTGGGTAGAATAAACCGTATACTTGGCTTCCTGTAGTTATTCCTGCTGATCCTGACTTGATGTTAAAGATGCGTCCTGCACTTCCTATTGTTGGATCCGTGTTAGCTCCACTATCGTCACAAAAAGTAAGATAGCTTGCTGCTGATTGTGATAAGGCTCCGCTACCACTAGACATTCTAATTTCCCAGTTGCCTGGATCAATCTTCTGGCGATATCGTGCTCTGTTTATGTTTATCACAAAGATGTCATCTGGTGTTGCTGTCGTTTGTCCACTAGTAAAAGTAAATGCTAAGTCTGTTGGTGGTAGTAATAAGTTGCGATATTGACTATACACTGCTCTTGTCGGTGTATCGTTTGCATTTTGTCCAACGGTGTTTGGATCTCCTACAGAACCACTTCCGTTTTTATTACCATATGTAATTGCAAACTGCACTGCTGCGTTGGTTGCTGTTGAGGGATTCCTGTGGTATACGTCCGTGTAGTAGGTGCCTGCCACAGTTTGCTGTGTTGAGGAGGTAAAAAATCCAATACCTGCGGCATAACCACCAGATAATGGATTTATATTTTCTGACCAAAGTGGACTACTTACCACTTGAACATCGCCAACTATAATGTCGTCTGCTGCGTTGAAATTTTTATATATTTCTGCCATTTTGTTTTATATTATCTTGTTGCTTGTATGTCTGCAAAGTCAGCGCTTAAGTTAATTGCTACGCTAATACTAACAGTTTTAAATCCACCAGTTTCGTTTCCTATAATAGTGAGTAATGCACTCTTTGCTGTTGTAGTTGGCTTTGCTCTAACAACAAACTTAGTACCAACTCGAGTTATTGTTGATCCAATTGTTGATATTCCATTAACCTCATCGTCTAAGAAGCTTGTTGCACTTGTTGTGCCAGCTCCTGCAAGAAGCGAATTAGATACTCCTTTAATAACTCCATCAGGTGCTACTTCTAGAGTACCTACTGTATCATCGGACAGTATTGCTGTGTATCCTAATGCACCATTTCCCCCAGCTAAGTTTAGTGTGCTTGGTGTAACAGTTACAGATTCTTGCAAGCTTGTTAAGCTAATTGATCCAGGATTAATGCTGATTACTGGTATACCTAGTACATCCTTTGGTAAAGTTACCAATTTGTAACGCATCATTTGCGTTTCGTCTGGATTAGCCTCTACTACTGGCATGGCTTCTATTACAGCTCCATAGTAGTTGGATCCTAGAGTATGTGATGGATTCCACAAGGTGTAGTCGATCTCGTCATCACTAAGAGCAAACTTTGTAACGTTTAATCTACCACCAGCAGCTAATATTTGTCTGCCTTTGTTTGTCAGTATTGCGTCTACTGTGACGGTTGAATTATCTAAATAGCCCATTGGTACTTGTTATTTTCATATAAATATGTTGTGTTAATTAAATTCTTTACGTTATTTTTGTAGTGATGTTTTTATTGGAGTTGTTCCTGGGTTGCTTATTGTTATTCCACCACCACCTCTTTGTACTGGTGTTTGGTTGTTTGATGGGCTAACTGATATATTAGCACCTGGGCCAGTTATTACTTGGATTACTGGACCTCCATCGATTGTGTCGGGGCTGTCTACGTTTATATCAACAGCTGTTAGCTTGCATCCATCGTACTTTTGGTTACGCTGTCCTATGCTTGCTAGTGGCCCTACTTGGTAGTCTTGTACTGCTGTTTGTATGTAAGGCGTAATAGTTAAGTTGTCTATTGTTAATGACACACTGCCCATTGCTGCACTCTGGCTTGACTGCAATTGCACATATAAGTAAGGTCCGTCGGCTTTCGTAATGTAGGTATGTGCTGTTTCAGTACTTGTAATTGGCAATATGCGTACGTATGCTGACGCACTGCTTCCAAATGCTATAGATGCTGAGGGGTTGCCTGGTGTTATTCCGGCTGTGTACTGTACCTTGAATGATACGCTGTATAGCGTGTTTGGATAGCTTTCCGTGAAGAAGGTTGGTACAGTAAATGATGCGGTTCCTACAAGAGAGCCTGCGATTGTGGTTGATAGTTTATTGCTAGATTGCCTCCATTCTATTGCACTGTCGTTGGATGTAAATCTAAAGCCAAACCTACCTAATGCTGTGCCAAAATAACTTCCTGTGTATATAGTGTTTGCTGCATCCTTGTCAAAGGATCCTGTACCGTTAAAGAAGTCGTATACGTTATAAGGAACTTCGCTTGGGCTAAATACCTCCGACGGTCTTGCTTTAGTTGCATCCAAAGCTAATGGATCAGAGTAATCATCTCCAACGCTATTCAAATAAGCAAATCCAGCAGAGTTGGTTGTTATTCCAGAATAAGATATGCTTCCAGTTCTGTACCAAGATGGGAATATATACTGGCTGCCTTCTATCTTATCTCTGCCATAGGATGTTATGTTCAACTCAACAGTATCCTCTAAAGCAAATCTTGTAAACAGCACATCTTCATAACTAGCTGTTGAGTTTAATCTTGCTAATCTTCTTCCTTGTGCTGGTACTTGTAGTCTATTGTATTCGTTTTGATTTCCTGATATGTTTATTATGTTTGTACCAACTGATCCTTCTGGTATCTCAACATCCTCTCCTATAATAACCAACTCAGAAGCTTCAATTGATCCAGTTAAATTAGATATATCTCCTGTTGGTTCTCCTATAGAAGGCATATCAATCAGAGTCTCAAGATATTCATCTTCGGCAACTGGCCTACTTACAGTTTTAACTTTGCTTCTGTCTAATAAATGTGGCTCTAGTACTAATCCTGTTTGAAGGTTAGCACGATAAGGAACCATTTGCTTTATTATAGAAAAGAGAGAACCGTTAAAGTGTTGTAGAAGCCTTACGTAGTTTTGTGTTTTGTGAGGTACTAAATTTTTCTTTAGGTACTCATTGCGTATGCTCGCTAGATCTTCGTATGTATTTGAGTAGACTTCGTTATAGTCTCCTATATAGTCATCTAAGCTAAGTCCAGCAAATTGCTCTGCTATATCTTTATTAATCTCGTCTACTGGCGATAGGTATATTCCTAGTCTTGGGCTGTCTATTGGTTGGTCATCTTGTAATGACAGTTGTGTCTTTTTGTTACGATAGAGTTCACGACTAGTATTTATTGTTTGCTCTAATCTCACTTTATTGCTAATTGACCTATTGCCACTAATATCTGGCCATGGCATAAAGTTGGTTTCTACAACAGGATACCAGTAAGAAGACGTGTTAGCTGTGAAATTAAAAAAGCTACCACTGCGTGTTGTATAATTGTAGTTAGGTTGTGATCCACTTAAACTACTTGTCGCATTTAGGTTTATTTTTACGTTATTTGTGCCTAGTGGTAATCTAAATACAAGATCGATAAAGCTGCTGGTTGCTCCTGTCCATGACGGATCTTCGTAATTAGCCCCTACAATTGTAGTCGGTGATATTACGTGTGCATAAAATGGGCTTTGCTGTAGGTTTAATCCTCCAGTTACACACAAGAGCGATGGTGGGTGTGCACTAAAAGCGCTAGCACTGCTCCACAATCTCACCTCTTGCAAACTACCACTAAAACTTGCTGTCGCTTTACTATTTAGAGCAGATCCAGTTCCAAATACTAAAGTTTGCGCATCAAACACCCAAGCTCTTGCATCTAAAAAATTGGTTGTTTGTTGAAATATGCTTGCGCTTGCTATTATTGGTGTTTCCGAGTAGTTAGCTTTTTGTCCTATAAAAAGATCATATGAAGATGTTGTGCTACCAGCATAGCCTTGACCACTGTAATTAACTAACACTGTTACCCAATTTCCGTCAAACAACTTATTGTTGTCGTTACTACTTGAGAGATATGCTCTTGAAGACGATGTACTAGAGTATAAGTAAAGTTCGACAAAATCACCGTTACTATCACGTCCAGCATTAATGTGGGTTGTTAAAGTTCCTGCAGGGATTCCGAAGGTTGATGAGTCAACTCTTAGGTGAGCTAGACGGACACTTCCTGTTTCGCTTGTACTGTAGCTATTTTCTGATTTAAATCTAAATTCTAGGCTTTGTGCTGTCCTTCGTGCAACTACTGAGCCTGTGTTTGCCCAATTGACCTCTAAGCGGCTACTACCAGATCCTATATTTAAAGCATAGTAAAACCTATCATGGTTGTATGTCGATTGCTTATCTAAATCAACTTCTGGTCCTCCGTACTCCTTGATACGAAGTATTGTTGATGGAATGCCGTAGCAGTTAATTAATGCTCGGATACCTCTCTCAGTTCCTTTTGTTTTAAGTAAGTATGGTAAGTTGTTTATGATGCGCTTCCAAGTCTCTCTCGTTCTGTCTTCGCCTGTTAGCTTTAATTGATTGTCATAGCTTCCTGATGCATCTAATCCAAGCGTATAGGACCATAGGTCTTTAAAATTATCTCCGTTACTAAAATCAACACCCAATCCTTGAGCTACGTGAAACACAAGTTCTTTTGCAAAACCTTCTGTTAATTTTTCTTGCCTATCGTATACTTTTGGTATTTGATTTATGTATTCATACTGCACATCAAAGAAGTGACCTAACATGCTAATAAACGAATCAACTACTTGACTCTCTTGTTGCTGTGTATGCTCTGGTACTAATTTTCGTAGTGAGTATGAGTTGTTGTTATCGTATAAGCTTGCTGAGTCTAATATTCCGCTTAACCAGTTGGTTACTTGCGTTGTGTTTGATCCATAAAGTGTATGTGGCTTTACTGATGTGCTCTTTGGCCATGCTATATCTAAAAACTCACCAAAGCTATTTGATACATAGCTCGATGAATCTAGGTACATATACTTTTCGAAGCCATCAAAAGCTCCTACAATATTGTCAATTTTATTAAGCGTAGTGGTTAGCTGTGTTTGCACATAAAAACTCTCAGACGCTGTTGATGTTGCTAAGCTTGCTGATACTCCTTGATAGTTTTCAATCAACTTTACCTTGTACTCAAAGTTTTTTAACCTCTCGTATACGCTACCAAACTTAGCAAAGTTTTCAAACCTCCTATAATCGACATTCAACTCAATTCCTTCTACAAGCGATTGGCTAAACACGGTTTGTGTTAATTGTCTTGTATTGCTTGATAATATCTCGTCCCAGCTTTGGTATTCAGTATCTGTCGATAAAGTCTTTTTTCTAAGAACATCGAAGTTAGGACCTTTAATCTTGGTAAACTGTGCTACCTTTTTTGTCGGATATACAATTACATTTTCTGTGACTGGTGGGTTTAGCTCTTGCGAAATCCACAAAGAAGTACCAACTCCTACAGACAGTGGCAAAGCTTGTTGTAGCTTAAAGATTATGCTGTATGGGTAAGATTGTACAGTGTACTTGTCTTGTATATAGTCCGTTACTTCAATAGAAGTGGTGTTATTTGTAAACACGTACAAACTAGATAATACAGCCTGCTTATCTAGGCCAAAAAAGTCTTCTCCAAAAAATCTAAAAAGTGCTGCGTTGATTCCGTCTGCACTTGCGTTGCCTTCATCTGTTCCGTCTCCCTCTAATTGAGCTGGTATTACTCGTATCTCAAGTCTGTCTGCTGATATTTCTTGAGCTAAAACTTTTAGTGTTGATGCTGATCCTAAGTAATTTCTAAGTAATCTTGTTTGTACTCTAAAATCCCCTGATTCGTAGCCTGCTTTTACTAATTCCTTTTCTAAATCAATGATGACCTCAGTTCCATTGATCGTATACTCAGTTGCTGCTGTTATTGATTCGTAATAGAAATCTTGATCGTTGTATATGTCTAATTGAACACCGTCGTTGGGAAATGTGTATAGACCACCACGATAGTTTCCAAATGGCGGAGGTGTTGTTATTAAGGAGTTGCTAGCATAGCTTGGTTTTGTCATGGCACTATCTTCCATCAAGGTTCCGTCTGGCATATAGTGAAAGCCTTGTGGCGCAACTGCTTGTTTAGCTATAGTAGGCAGTAGACTAGATACATTATTGACAGCAGCAGTTGCCATTGCTGGCTTAGCTTCTGTAGAGTTTTCTATGTTGTAGGATCCGTATGCCACTTGTTTAATATAAATACACTACTTTTTTGTTTTCAGCTTAGCCTATACCGTTTTGTAGCTGTTGTGTCAAAGATGCGTCTGCTGGCTCTTGTGGGTTTGTATCTGCTGGTGGTTCGATCCTTGTGATTGCCACAGGTGTTGCAAGACTCTCTCGTGTTGGTTGAATATACACAAAATTTTGCCAATCTTCCCCACCAGAGACAAGTCTATCTAATTCTTTCATCTGCGGTCCTGATATTACTGCTCTCAGTTCTGACCAAACATGACGAGGTGGTACAAAGAAGTTTGGATATTGTGTTGTTCTTTTAAAAGTTGTGTCGTATAAGCACAACTTAACATGCGCTAATCCTGTTCTAGGGTTGCCTGATCTGTAGAACTTTAACTTGTCCGTTAAGTGCTCTGCTTGAATTTCCTGAGAGTCGTATCTGTTAATACCAGAATCTGCTTCCTGTCCCCAAGCAATTGAACTATGGTTAAAGTTTGCAGTTACGTTTATTGTTCGTGTACGTCTTGGTACGGTAAAAGTCTTATTTACGGCAAAAAATGCTGCTGCTCCTGTGTCTGAGACTGGAAAGCTATTGTTTGCTAGTTGTGCAAAATAGTCAGTTGGGTAGTTTTGTCTCAAAAACTCTTGATTAAGCGTTATGCCTGGTCCATTTCCATCACCATAAGCAAACTTGTATAGTGTAAACATTTCTTGTCCGCCTTTGTATGTTACTGGTGTAAAGTCATTGGCTAGTGTTAAGTATGTTGCTTTTTGAAAAAGCTTTGTGAGAACTGTCGATAGAAATACCCTTTCTTTTACTGCAAAGATGTCATCTTCATTGGGTCCATTGAGCGTATCAGCCCCCAATACCTCTCCAAAATTATCAACATACTCAAGGTCAAAACTCACAGTATCGTTACATTTAGGAAATACATCAATGCGTGTCATTCTAGTTAAGTCATACTTTGGATTAATTGCTCCACTACCTCCTTCAGCCATTTGTTTTAATCCATTAAAGTCAACTATTAATGTGTTTAAAAACCTATCAGGTGCTGCTGGTGCAAATATGTAATTGTCGATTACCTCTCCTCCTTGTATGTTTTCGTATACATAAAACTTAAGTATATTATATACGTAATTATAATAGTTACCAAACCGAGTGCCTGCATCTGGGCTTGTTAAATCGTATGGTTGAGAAGTCTTCTTTGCAAATGTACTTGCTAAACCTCTTGCTCTATCGTATGTTGCACTATAAAGCACATCATTCAATACGCTGTTTACTTTAAAATCGTCTAGATGCTTGGATATTAATGCATGCACTAAAGAGGTAAGTGTGTCGTAGTCTTCTATCGTTAGTTCTTCACTTAGGTTTAGATTGAATAGATTGTTAAGGACTTGTATTACTTTTTGATAAATAAACTCCTCAGCCACCCTAAACCTATTATCTAACTGCAATCGTACTTGGTCTTGCGCTGTTGTACGAGTTGTGATATTGTTTGAGTCGAGTCCTGGATATTCTACTGGTCCAAGCGCTGCTAGTTCTGGGTATGTAGTTGCTTGAGCGGGTGTAAGGTTTCCTCCAAATAAAGCGCTTTCAAATAATTGAACAAAGTCTGCGTTTGGATTCAAAGGAGCTATTCCCTGCGCTCCTGGGTTTCTATATGCCTGATCAAATAGATCTCTCATAATCGTGTACTTCCATGGTGGTAAGTTGTACGTGAAGGGATTATTAGCGAATACATTACCGAATTGAGATAGCGTAGTATTACCTCTATTGAGAATCTCCATTGGTGATATACTTGTAAGTCTGATTGATCCGTTGGTTGGCGCCAGTCGAGGTATTAACCTTATGTTATCGCTTTCGGTCTTTGCTGCCCAAAATACGTCACTAACGTTATTAAATAAATCTTGATCGCCTGGACCTGGTCCTGCAAATGGACCAAACCTAATTCTGAACTCGTACGAGTTTATACCCAATCCAACATAAGCAAAGAAGTTTCCAACTAAGTTTTCTACTCCACAAACTTTACCATCTGCAAACACATCTGCATTTGTTATGTCTATTGTCTGAGTCATTTTACTGACTGGGTCATTGTTACGTTGAATTGGTGGCTTAGTAAAATAAGTTCTTGCTTCTTTCATTTCGTGAAGTAATCCTAATTTTCCATTGTTTGCATTAAAGTCGTCTATATATCTTTTAGATGGAAAAAAGCACGCAAAGTCGTCTCCAGGATCTTCGTTACTAACTAGGTTTGGTTTGTTATTGCCATAGTACCAACCGTAAAAAGAGTTTAATAAGTCTGGTAGCGTTCCTTGCTTCCAGTTTTGATAAAACAAGTTAAAGTTTACCCACGAATTAGAGCTACAAAAGCGGAATGGTAACTCTGGTTGGACTGTTATGTAATTGTCTCCTGATGACCACAATCTGTTTTCAACCAAAATACTTGCAAAGTTTTTACTATCGGCAATGCCAGGAGAAAACTCATTTACAACAATACCATTTGTGAGTGTCCAATTATCCGTACCAGCTTCACCACTACTGTTTTTTATTAGGTTGTTGTAGAGTTCTGGTACTCTAAGTCTGTTGTAAACAGTAATTGTAAGTGTAGCTGTTGTTGTAGTTCCTGTATCATTACTAACCTCCACAGTATAGTCTCCTGTGATGTTTTGGTTAACTTGATCTGCTGTAAATACTATGTTATTGTAGCCTTTGTAATTGTTTAGGTTATTTATGCTGTGTATGTACGACCCATTTTTTAGCCATTTGTATCTTACATTACTTGTATCCCACGGATCTGCAATGTTGTCTGGGTCTAACGCTGTTATGGTAATAGAAAATGCTGTACCTTCAAGTAGGTGTATTTTGTTTAAGTCGTTAACTACTTTTTTAAAATTACCACCGGTGTTTCTTAATGTAGTCTGCTCTACTCTATATTGTGTATTTCCCCCTTCTTCAGCAGGTAATATAACGGGAGCTCCTGTTCGTTCGCTGTATAAAGCGAAGTTTGGCTTGAGACCTCCCTTCTGGAACGTCTTGGTTGGTCTTATCTTAATTACCCTTTGCATGTATATAATTATGGGTATTCTATTTTTGGCGTTCTAAAATAAACCAATCCGGTTGACCCAAAGTCTATTTTAGCTGTCACTATATCTTCTGTAGTAACCTCCCCTCCTCCATATCCTGGCTCATTTCCCCAATGCCTTACGCCTGCAAAAATGTTTGCAATCTGGTTTGATGGTATATCTACTTGGAACTTTCTCACTGACTCACTATACCCTTCTCTTGGGTACATTCCCATGCGACGAACAGCTCCTACACGCCCTATATCTCTATTTGGTGTACCATCTATAAAGTTGTCTATACGCGCTTCGTATTGTGTAACTGGTGACGGCCAAAGATGAGCCAATCTACCAGAACCTACCTCTCCAGTATACTCGCTAAGCTCGTTTGCCAATCGCACTGTTAAGTATGGGAATACCTTTCGTTTCCAGCCGTTCCCTCCATAAGCTTCAACTCGTATTCGTATAATGTGCTCACCTGCAAAGTTTACGTTTACTGCTACTTTGTCCGTTCCTTCTCCTATTGAGATAGTACCATCGGAAGACTCGTTTATTGTGTCATAGAGTGTGGTGTTTGTTGTTATGTCGATTACTTGTATTCGTCCATTAACGTTGTCCTCATCGTGATTATCTCTTTGTCCATCTCTGAATCCCCACCATCCAGCATTCTCAAATTTTCTATAGAAACGTATACCTACATCTCCTTGTATGTCCAATATTGATGCCAAGCCAGTAATGTTACTTGCTGCATCTTCAAACGAAATTTGTGACGTGTATACGTCAATTGGTTGAGGTCTTTGCTCCAACTCTTTTGGTACTACCTCCATCACACCCCTCTTAAAACCACTAATGTCTTGGGTTGTTGGTATGATTGGTTCTAAGATAAGTCCCATACTCGTAGCCATGGCATGTGATGAGTTTCCTGGTCTTATCTGTTCGTTGAGTGAGCGATCTTTGTATTGTGAACTTTGGTTTTGTTGGAAGACTGATAATACACTCTTTCTAAATTCCTTAAATAGTAATTTTATATACGGCCTTCTCCAAATCTCCAAATCAAAAAGATCGTTAGATATAATGTCTGGAGCTATTTCATTCATCCTTTCTGTCGATATATCAAACCTCACCGTCACTCTAATTTTATTTGTTCTTGTGTTAAGTTTGCTGATTGTAAGGTCTTGGTATTCGGCGTACTGCCCGTATGCATAATGCTCTTGCTTATTTGGATATATGCTATTATATAAGTTTAGTATTTGAGCTTGTGCATCTACTATAGGCTTCAGTGTTATTGTGTCGCCATCGCCCGTTTTTACCGTCTCTACCGGAGGTTGGACTGGCTCTTGAATTGTCTGCTTGTATAGCGTTGACAGCTTATCCACAATCTGTATATTGTCCACAAGCCTCTCTTCTCCGTTTTGATATAGAGTACTTTGTAATGGTGTCTCACCTTCGTATTCTTGAACAATAACCGTCACAGTCTCCTCCAAATAAGCAGGTCCTGCTAAGACAAAGTTCTCATACGATATTCTAGGTGCATTTGAGTAGTAAAATTCCTCCTTATTCCGTTCGTCTGGGCCCAGTATGTCGAGTGTTGGAATAAAGCGTGTAATAGCGTTTCCTAGAATGCAACCAAAGTATGCTCTAACACCTTCTGATCCATACGCTTTACCGCTAATATAGTCGGTAATTTCGCTAAGGTCTACGTCTTGGTACATTGCTGCTTGGTTAGTTCCACCATTTGCAATGTACTGGATAGGTCCTCTTGTGAAGTAGTGTGCATTTCTTTTTAAGAGGTCAGATGGCGAGAATCCTTGAATACCATTTGCTCTAATGTTGATTGGATGAGGATATACCTCATTTGGGGTATGGCCAAATACAGATGCATTAGGTTGCTTTGCTTTTGTTTCTTGATCCTTTGAAAGCATTGGCTTTACTGCAACTTCTCCAATGAGAGGTGTCCAGTTGTTTGTTGAATCTAGAGCAAATCCATTTTGTATTGCATTCTTACGATTAAAGGGTGCAAATGGATCGTCAGATCGAATTGGATCGAGCACCTCAATTGCTATATCTTCAGACGCAACTTGCCCAATATCATTTGTAACTGTGCATGTGTACGTTCCTTGCATTCTTTTTGTTACGCTCACAAACTCCAACACGTTATCAATTGGACGTCGTTTATCTACTCTCTGATCAAGAAACGAAGGCTCTACGTCAAATACAAGATTACCATCTACCAACCATTCGTATCTTAAATCACCAGCTGCTGGCTTTATAATGGGTATGCCGTTTTCTACATTAAGCACATTTGGCTGTTGCGCAGATACAGCTAGTTTAAAAGATGATCCTGCAACTACCTTTACGGTTCCTGTGCTATCATAATAAAGATTATCTTGACCTGCAGCATACCTCTGTTCGCTTATTATTTGTGGCTCCGAACTCTCGTATACGTTTCTTGTAAAAATTGGCACATCATTTAGCTCGTATGGAAATAAGTTGTATACGGTTTGGTTTTCGTTTGTATTTGAAAATTCCGTTTGTGGCAGTGATGCCGATACATAAGCACCTTCTACGTCGTTTAAGTCCGCTATTAGGTACTTCCCATTTAGAGTTCTAGCCATTATCGTACTACTTTAAAGATCCAATTCCTATCGTAGATGTACTCTTCCGCAGAGGACGTCTTTGATTTAATTAGCAATCTGTAGTATCTTTCTGGAGCTAATCCGTTAAAGTTTAAGACAAAGTAACTACCATTGTTATCAGCGCTAATTTTTGTATTAGTTTCGTCGAATGGAATTATCACATCACTTGTGTGTGCATCTCTTACACTATAAAAACTTGAGCTAGGTAGACGGTATACATCATAGTAATAGCTCATTGTCGCGAACGTACGGTCTGGATATTTTGGTCTTGCTGATACGTTTACTCTTGCTTTTGATCCTTCCGCGTATTCTGGTTGTATGTTGCTTAAGTTTACAGCAACTTCGTCTGTGTAGTCAACTAAGATAGAAGATGTGAGATAGATTGAGTCGTCATATCTCATTTCCAATCTAGGACCATATACCGTGTGCGTATCCTTGCTAAAAAATCTTAAGCTATTGAATGTGTTGGAGCTTTGCTCATCGGTATCACTCTTTTTGATAATAAAACCCTCATTAGCTTTGGTGTTAGCAATCCACTACCT